AAGGTGATAAAATACTTGATACTCACTTAGGCAGTGGCTCAATAGCAATTGCCTGCCATGACTATGGATTTGATCTCACAGCCTGTGAGCTTGATAAGGAGTATTTTGATAAGGCAATGCAAAGGATAACTAATCATACTAATCAATTAAATTTATTTATATGAAACGAAGTAACAAAGACAAACTCAATGCTCTAATGATGGAGCAGTTGAAACAGAAGTATCCTAACATGCCAGAGGCATACATACCAAAGACTGATTGGACAGATAACTCAGCCAATGCCTTGACAAAGTGTGTCATTGCATGGATACAGTTCAATGGCGGTCAAGCTGAACGTATCTCTTCACAGGGTCAGTACAGGGAAGGAGCAAAGATACAGGTTGGTTCCGGCATCATGGCACACACAAAACAGTTACCGGGCAAATGGACACCTGGACAGTCAACCAAAGGAACTGCAGATATATCTGCCACGATCAGAGGGCGGTCAGTTAAGATTGAGATTAAGTATGGTAAGGATAGGCAATCAGATGTACAAAAGGAATATCAAGGGGCCATTGAAAGGGCAGGCGGTGTGTATATTATTGTGAGAGACTTTGATACTTTTATGGTATGGTATGATAATTTCATCAAAAGTCTATGAGAATCAAAATAAAATTTCCCCGCATCATTGTGAATTTAAAGCACAAAAAAAAGAAATATAAACACCCTGTGAAGGGTATTAATAATGAAACAGATTAGATATGAAGGCAAATGAATTGAGAGTTGGTAATTATGTCAAAGGAATAGGGCACAATATATCATGGCTTGTTGAGGGTATTGAAACAGATTACATTCACTCCTCTAATGCATGGAGGTTGTTATCCAGCTTTGAGCCAATACCATTAAACACAAAATGGTTAGAAAAGTTTGGGTTTGAATATAGTGAATTTGAGGATCTCTATCAAAAGAATGGATATGATGTTGACACTAAAGATAATGTGTATTGTCATTTCTACATAAATAAGTATGGTGATTGGTATAAGGATATTGAGCATGTTCACCAACTTCAAAATCTATACTTTGCACTTACAGGTGATGAGCTAACTATTAAAGACACAGCCAATGGATGAGAATAAACTATTTTACATTAATTTAACTGTGGCTCTAATCAGTTTGGTAATATCTGTAACAGCATTAGTTATTAACATAATAAAATACTAATTGTTGATAACTTAATTTGTGATATATGCAATCTTTTATTAACTTTGACTCAATAAATAAAAACAGTATGGAAAAAGAAATCAAAACAGCGACTGAGAAAATCAAGGAGCTGAATGAGTTGAGTAACACACTCACTCTACACCAAAAACTACACCGGGCAAAGTTAGCCATTGGTAAGGTAGTTAAGAATGCACAAAGTCACCACTCAAAGTATGCAGACCTCAATGCTATCATGGCAGAGGTTGAGCCTGTACTACTTGAAAATGGCTTAATCTTATTACAACCTATCCAGGGCAACAGTGTGTGCACTCAGATTGTTGACATTGACTCAGGTGCCATGTTGCAATCAACCATGGACTTACCTCAAAATGTCAACCCTCAACAGATGGGTAGTGCCATTTCTTACTATCGTAGGTACACCCTTCAAAGTGCTCTCTCATTGCAGGCAGTGGATGATGATGGTCAACAGGCATCTAAGGACCAACCAACTGAGACTAAAAAAGAATCATTGTCAACTGAACGTTTCAATAATGCTCTTGCTAAGATTAAGGCTAATGAGTTCACAGTTGAGGAGTTGAAAGCTAAGTTTTATTTAACCAAAGAACAGGAGGCACAACTATGAAATGGAGGCCATCACAATTAGGTAAGCTCATGACTAACCCTAAAAAGGGTGTAAAAGGTTTATCTAAAACATGTAAAGATGAGATACGCAAGATAGCAAAACAGGATTTCTTTGGATACAGCTCAGACATTAAGACTAAGCCAATGATCAAAGGAACTGATTGGGAGCAGGATGGCATTGATCTACTCAATGATGTTCGTTTCACTAAAAAGTACACAAAGAACACAATCAGAGTAACTAATGAGCTCATGTCAGGGTGTTGTGATATACTCATGGATGATCTAATCATTGACATTAAGAGCTCCTGGTCCTTAGAGACCTTCCCGGCAACACCATCAGAAGGTGAGAACTCAGACTATGAGTGGCAGGGTAGAGCATACATGTGGCTGTATGATAGGCCATCATTTGAGTTAGTGTACACCATGTATGATACAGATGATACTCTACTCACTGATTGGGATAACAAATCAATACATAAAGTCAATCACATACCTGCACACCATAGGGTGACTGTGTTAAGATATGAGAGAGACTTAGCCATTGAGGAACAGATAAAAGAGAGATTAAGGGCATGCTCTGAATATTATGCTCAATATGTAAATGAGTTAAACAGTAAATAAATTACTAACAATCAAAACAAAATATAAACAATGTCAGAATCAACAATCAAAGGAGCTATCAAGCTCATCAACCCAATCAAGGTAATCTCAGATAAATTCTCAGTGAGAGAGTTCGTAGTTACAACACCGGATGCCAAGTATCCACAGGACATACTGTTCCAAACAATCAATGATAAGATGGATGTCTTAGAGTCATTGGGTGTAGGTCAGCAAGTGGAAGTATCATACAATGTCAGAGGCAGGGAGTTTAATGGGAGGTATTACAATACTCTTGATGCATGGAAGGTTGAGGTTATAGGATCTAAGCCATCACAGCCAAGTACACAACCAATAGAGTTAGACGATGACCTCCCGTTCTAAGATAGTCTACATCAAAGATGATGAGACGTTCACTGACTCAGTGAGAGGTGAGCTCAAAGATAAGCTATCCAGAAGATACAAGATAGTACATTTGGCAGAGGATGTTGGTGTGGATAAGTTTCAAATGTACAGGTTCATGTATGGTAAGGAGGTTACAGGTAAGTTCTATGATAAGGTGTTTAAATACCTAATGAAGTAACTCGGCTCTGGTAAGCCAACCCCTTGTCACTTAGATCGGCACTATGTCACAGGGGGAACATACTAAGGCTCTGATAAGCCACAAGCCATCCAAGAAAGTAGACGTACAAGTAATGCAGGTGCATGGCAACACCTTCAATGGCAGCCATAAGGGGAGTGTAACAGCTCCCTTTATTATAACGTTTTGCGTATATACGAGGTACGCCTTAACGAAATTTCAAATTATAAATAAATGCTTGTAGGCGTATATTGTATATACGCTGTTATAAGCTGATTAAATTTTTGAGCGATGGAATGGATAACCACAAAACAAATACAAAGTTCCGATGGGAAAACGGAAAACATACGATGTGAACTATGGCTAAACTTTGAGCCAACACAATGGAATAAAAAAACAAAGTCGCCTGTTTTGGAAATATATTTCTATGATAGAAAAGTTGAGGTTGGTTGGTGGATTGATAATGCAAAAACAAAATGGTATGTACATCCACCGCAAAAACATTGTGAAATAAAATTCACTTATTTCCAAAGACAACCAATTGAAAAGTTTTATTCAAGCGAAAAGAAAATACCATATAATGATTTCACATTGGATTTTTGCAAGAAGAAAGCAATAGAAATATTTACAAGTAAACTAAATGACATCGTTTTGCAGTGCGGTGGGAAAATTTAATTTGCTTATAACACAAAGCTAACAGCCGTTTCAATGGCTATTAGCAACTGTTATGAATAATTACTAACTTAGCCAAGTGTTAATCATTGACCTGCATAGAAAACAGAAACCATTTGCCATTACAGTAACTAATGAAACACATGGGCGGCTGTACTCAATACTGTTCAAAGATAGATACATTAGATGCCAAGAGCTCACAAGATATGAGATCAGATGGTTCTGTGATAACATCAATCTGTTCAAAATAACACATGAGACACCACATGGTAGGGTATATGAATACAGGAAGTTTAAGAGGTCAATCAGTAACTCAATGAGACATAATTTTTTAGTAAGAAATAAGATAATAAATGATAGATACATCTGACATTGATAAGACCAAACTAATGGAGCTTATCAACCTAATCTCTGATATTGGATATGATTACATTAGCAATCCAACAGATGCACTGAATTACACTAAGGCAATAAATCTTTTAAAATATGAACTCACAAGAGACTAAGAAAATTTACTCATTCAACTTTGAGACCAAAACAGCTTACATAAATGATAAGCCATTGGGTGCAATTGTTGATCATTCAGACACATCCATAAATGTTCTATGGGATGATGGCATTGAACAAGAGTTTAGGCTGTGGCAACCTGTTAAAAATTTCACTAACTTTGAGGCATGAGACAAAAATTAAAGGTAGTCTTAGGACTTACAATCCTTCCTGTGTTCACACTGTTATACTTTGCAGATAAGTTCGTTCTATGGTTTATGCCATGGAAGAGCTCAGACACTATTCAGAAGTGGATATATGACCCTAAGAAAGCAACTGAGAGCCTATTCAGAGTGATTGGTGCACTGGCTGTCTTTGGTTTATATCAGTTGGTAACTAATTTGTTTTAACTACACCGAAAATACACCGATTATGTCAAGGGAAGATAATTTAAAACCAGCGTGGCAGTCAGGTCAAAGTGGTAATCCTAATGGCAGACCCAAAGGAGCACGCAACAGAAGTACTATTTTGAGAGAGTTACTTGATGTAAATGACCAGGAGTTAAAGATGCATCAAGCTCAGATTGATAAAGCCATTGAACAAAAGGATACTAATGCCTATAAGGCTGTGTTAGATAGTGCATATGGTGCACCTGTTCAACAGGTAGAGCAGACACAAACCAATGTGGACCTCACAGGGTTATCAACAGATGAGATAAAATTACTACTCAAAGGTGAATGACACACAAAAAGCAATTAGGAACTTATTACGTCTCGAACTTTGCAGGAGGGAATTTTGGGAGTTTTGTCAGTACTATGACCCGGCATTCTTTGAAAGTAGAGTATTTTTACACAGTGTCGCACAGTCATTTCAAGATTTAGAGGAGGGTAGTATTAGATCACTCAGTGTATCTATGCCACCAAGAGCAGGCAAGTCATATATCAGTTCACTGTTTTGTGCCTGGACCATTGGCAGGAACCCGGCAAGATCAGTGATGAGAAATGCATGTACTGCCACATTATACCTCAAGTTCAGCTATGATGTTAGAAATATTGTCAAGAGTGATAAGTTCAAACAGGTATTTCCATCTGTTCAGCTGAGTGATGACAAGGCAAATCTACAAGGTTGGAACACCAATTATGCTAAGCAGGTCAGTTACTTTGGAGCAGGTGTTGGGGGTACTATCATTGGATTTGGAGCTGACAATATAGCAGTAACAGATGACCTTTACACAGGATTAGAACAGGCCTTATCAGATACTCAGAATGAGAGAATCATTCAATGGAAGGAGGCAACACATGACTCAAGGTTTGAATCTGGTTGCAAGAGGATTGACATAGGCACACGTTGGTCACTCAATGATGTGATAGGCAGGCAAATGAATGATGGCATCTATGACAGATCCATTGTCATTCCTGCATTGATAGATGGTAAGTCATTTTGTGAATCAGTCATGACTACAGAGGAGTACTTAACTAAAAAGAAACGTACTGAGCCATCCATTTGGGAGGCTGAATACATGCAGAGTCCTGTTGATATTCAAGGTAGGTTATTCAATGACCTTAAGACCATGCAGTTAACTGAGTTCAATTCAATCAAAAGTACAGTTCAAGGTTGCATTGCTTACTGTGATGTGGCAGACCAGGGAGCAGATTTCACAGCCTTTGCCATATTAGCAGTGGCAGGTAATGAGTTCTATCTTGTTGACTATGTGTTCAACAAGTCCAATACAGATGTGACCATGCCACTCATTGCAGCTAAGCTCAATCAATGGAACGTGACCTATTGCAGGGTGGAATCCAATAGCATGGGTGCCATGTTTGCAAGAGGATTGCAGAAACAAACTAACACAAAGATTTTACCGGTCCACAACTCAGTGAATAAGATAACCAGGATCATAATGCAATCTGTTTGGATACAGCAAAGGATTACATTTGTCAACAATGGCACTCCTGAAAGTGAGTTATTCATTCAGAATGTACTGCATTTCAGTAAGGAGGGTAAGAATAAGAATGATGATGCACCAGATTGCTTAGCCGGGTTGGCTATCTTTGCACAATCTATGTTCAGACAGTTGGCTTAATCAGACCCCCTTTTTGTTATGTAATTATTTACTATATTTGCCAAAACATTATTAAATGGCATTTGATTTCATTAGTGCATTTGTTGATAATTATGCCAATACAGACCGGTATCGTAACTTAACAAGGCAAATCTTCCCCCCTGCAATACAGATATGGGGAAAAAAAGAGGCTGTTTGGTTAGATACAGGTGATGCATGGAGGCTGTTCATAGACATACCAGAGTTGAGGAGTGTTGTGAACAAGCGAGCCACAATGATGAGTACTAACATCCCTACTTTATTTGATAAGGATGGTAATATTGTCACTAATCATTGGATAAATGACCTAATCAACAAGCCTAATGGAGTGCAGTCATGGTCAGATGTTGTCTATTCAATGGCTGTTCAAGATGCATTATACTCTAATGTGGTTGCTTACTGTCCATTGAGGTCATTTGGTGTTAGAAATCTAATCATAACACTACCAAATAACAAGGTTAGAATCAATCTAAGTGGTAAAAAGCTCAAACAAATGGAGGCTAATGACCTCATCACCTCATTTGAGTTCACTTATGATGATGGATCTAAGGAGACAATTATCTTTGATGATACAGTTTACCTCACAACAGCAGATGGAATGAACATAGTTAGGCCCATCTCAAGGATAGACTCACTTAGATTACCTCTATCCAACATCATGGCAAGCTATAACAAGCGTAATGTATTACTTGAGAACCTTGGAGCCATTGGAATCCTATCTGCTCAGAGTAATGACATGGGAGGAGCTATCCCAATGACACCAGAGGAGCGTCAAAAGATACAAAAAGATTGGTATCGTAGGCAAAAAGATGAGTTAATTATCACTGAATCCAATGTAAATTGGCAGCCAATGAGTTATCCAACAAGGGATCTCATGTTATTTGAGGAGCTTACAGAGGATAAGTTAGCCATCATTGATGCATTTGGATTGAATTATAACCTATTTTCAAGTGAGAAGGGTGCGACATTCAGCAATGTGAGAGACTCAATCCGGATGTGTTACACTGATACAATCATTCCTGAGACACAGCAAATCTATGACTCAATGATTTCTCAATGGGGGTTGCAAGGTCAGTACTATCTACAGGCTAACTTTGACCACTTACCAATATTGCAGGATGATGAGAATCAGAAAGCATCTGCAGAGAAAACCAAAGTAGATACTTATAGTGTGATGCTTAGAGATGGGGTGATCACTCAACAGCAATATGCAGAGGAGTTTGATATTGAACTACAGAAACAGGATAGAACAGAATCACAAGCGGCTGCATTAGCACAGGCACAAACCAACCTTAAAGGAACTGTAGAGGGGTTAGATGGAATCATTGGGCTCAATACTGCAGTGAGCAGTGGTGCAATGGATAGACAAACAGCTGTGAACACATTGGTTAACTACTATGGTTATGACAGTATCACAGCCAATTCAATGATAACTAATCCACAAGCCAATGCCAATACCTAAGCCAACAGGAGATGAGAATGAGGAGCAGTTCATTGGCAGATGTATGTCAGATGAGACAATGGCATCTGAGTATGATAATGACCAGAGATTTGCAGTATGTTCAACAGCATGGACAGATAACACAAAAAGTATGAGTAAGTATGAAATAAAGAGCGGCTTTGAAATCAAGGACATGGACAGCAACAGGAGAGAGGTTGCAGTGTACTTAGCAAAGTTTGGTAACGTTGACAGTGACAATGATGTAATCCAAAAGGGTGCGTTTAAAAAGTCTATCCAGGAACGTGGACCAGGTGCATCAAGTAACAGGAAGATAGCATTCCTAAGACACCATGATTGGGAGAAACAGATTGGTGTGTTCAGCAAAATGGAGGAGGATGACAATGGCCTCTTTGCTGTGGGTAGATTAGGCACCTCAACAATGGGTGAGGATGCATGGAGAGACTATCAAGATGGCATCATAAAGGAGCACTCAGTTGGGTTTCAAAGAGTATCTGATAAGACTAAGTTTGTCAAGGATACATCCAATCCCATGGGAGGATTTACTCTATTGCAAGAGGTTAAACTATGGGAGGGTTCTGCAGTTACCTTTGGAGCAAATGAGTTAACCAATGTGGTGAGCATCATGAAGAGTGAGAATAAGAAAACTTTTATAGATAAGATTTCAGATGATTTACAAACAGTAATCAAGGCCCTTGTAAATGGTAAGGGGTCAGATGAGCGTTTGTATGAATTAGAAATGAAAGCCAACTTCCTATCAAGTCAATTGACTTTACTCGCACAAACAGAACCGGAAAACCATTCTGTTAAATTGTATGAGCCGGAGCAACCAATTTTTGATTGGACAGAGGTAATTAGTAAACTTTAATTAATTTAATTTTAAAAACAAAATGGAAAACCAATTAACACCTGAGCAAGTTGTTGAAAAAATCAACGGTTTGTTCTCTGAAAAAATGGCAACTGTACCTACAAAGGATGAGGTTGCTCAATTAAAAAGTGAGTTAGATAACTTCAAAGCTATTGAAGTAAAGAACTCTGAAATGGAGAAAGCAATTGCAAAGATGGAAGGCCGCATTGAGGCAATGTCTGAGAAAGCAGTTGATGCACCAAAAGCTCAAGGAGCTAAAACTATCAAAGAGGCATTAGTTAAAACTTATACTGATAATGTTAAGGCTATCTCTGAGTCAATCGAGAAAGGTAACAGAATCACATTAGATGTTAAGACTGACACTACAATTGATGGTGATTACACAGGTAACGTTGCACTATCTGTATTAGAGCCAGGAGTAAACAGAATTGCAAGACCTGTAAGACGATTGAGAGAGATCTCAAATGTAGGTTCAACAACTTCAAAATTTGTTACTTACATCCAACAAACACAAAACGTTACTCCAGGTGCAGAAGAGTCACTTTGGGTTAATGAGGCTGGTCCTAAATTTAACGGAGAGGTTAAATATGAAGAGGTATCAGAGGAAGTGAAAAAAGTTGCTGCTTACATCAAAGTATCAAAAGAGATGTTGGCTGACTTATCATTTGTTCGTTCTGAAATCAACACTGAGTTGATGGAAGCTATTGAGCAAAACATTGATTTCTCATTAGTGAACGGTAACGGTGGTAATGACCTTAACGGATTGTTATCTGTTGCACCTAACTTTGCACCAGGTACATTTGCAGGTACTATCCCAGGAGCTAACATCATGGATTTAATCCGTATATGTAAAGCTCAGATTGAGGCTGCTAACTTTGTACCAACACACGTTGTATTGAATCCAGAGGATGTTGCTAAAATTGAGTTGACTAAAACATCTACAGGTGAGTACACTTATCCTGCATTTTGGGATGCTAACATGAGAGTGGCTGGATTGGTTGTTGTTTCTTCAAATAACATCACTGCAGGTACTATGATTGTTGGTGATTTCACTAAATTCAACATCAAGTTCAGAGAAGATATGAACATGTCAGTAGGATATGAGAATGATGATTTCACACGTAACATGGTTACAATCCTTTGTGAGGCTCGTTTGGTAGCTTATGTTAAAGGAAATGATGTGAATGCATTTGTTCAATCTGACATTGCAACTGACATTGCTCTAATCAACGACTAAAAATTAATCCAATATGGAAAAGAAACCACGCAAAAAGAAGGTTGCTAATGTAGAACTTGAGAATAAGATTGAGGTTCCAACTGTTGAGGTTGTGAGCTTAGATCCAAAAGCTGAGTATACATTCATTAGCAATGGCACTTTCCCTGGACTTGGCAAAGGTCAAATATGGAAAATGTTAGGCTCAAAGGCAGAGATTTTGGTAAAAAAAGGATACGGAAAAATAAAATAAAATGATACTTTCAATTCAAGATTTTACGGGCAAATATCAAGTATCTACAGGAATGTATGACCAGGCAAAATTGCAGGATTACATCAATAGATATGAGCCACGTTATTTAAAGGAGCTGTTTGGAATAAGTCTATACAATGACTTTCAATCAGACCTACTTAATAATGTGCCTCAAAGTCCTAATTTCTTGATATTATTTAATCCATTATCAGAGGATATGGGATACAATTTCTATTATTTCAATGGGATATATGAAGGAGTAAACCAAATAGACTCAGAGGGGATTAAAGAGATGTTGAAAGGATTTATTTATTTTGAGTATGTAAAAGACTTGAGCAACCAAATCACGCCAATAGGATTAGTTAAGCCAGACAATGAAAACAGTACTGTTGCTAACACTTTGTTTAGCATGATGTACACACGGTACAATGAGGCAATACGGTCCTATAACTCAATAAGAGATTTCATTAAATATACTACAGCTCCCCCATTAGGTCAAGCAGTTACACTGTCATTGACAAGTGGGGGTACTGGATATTCTAACCAAACAAATGTAAGTTTAACAGGTGGCACAGGCACAGGCTTGACAGTTGATATCACAGTCACACCGAGTGGCTCAGATGTGCAAGAGGTTACCATTGTAGATGCAGGTAAGAACTACACAATAGGTGATACATTCATACTGCCAGGCGGTGATGATAATGCAATAATAGAACTTACATATGTTGGTATTGGTGATTACAGAAAGTTCAGAGGTGTTCCAAAATTAACAGCATATTGGTTATGACACAGGATGTTTCACAGGCTGTTGAGGAGTTAGTAGGGTTGATTGATAATGAAATCCTTGGGTTGTATGATCCTATTCTGCAAAGGACTATCACATGTGATACGTCTTATGCAAGAGTAGGTAAGTATATCAATGGCACATTACTAATCACAGAGGTTGAAACAGATGAGTATTTGGTGGCAGGAACTGCAACCGGTATACTTACTTTGCCTGTACCTTACTTTGTGCCGGGCACTAAGATTTCAGCTAACAATGAGTGGACTAAGTTCAGCAATGACCTTACACAAAAGACCCCTCTTGTTTGGTTGTTACATGATGTTAGATATGTGAAGTTTGGTAGGGAGAGTGTTTATGATTGGGAGTCTGACTTGAGGATTTTCTTCCTTGATGAGACTGATATTGTGAACTACCTAACAAAGGATCATATTGATAATGTTGTTGTGCCAATGAGTAAGCTCGCTGAGAAGTTCATTGATGTTGTTAACAATGACAGGAACTACAAAACTTTGGATACCTATGAGATAGTGAACTTTACTCGATTTGGAACTGAGCAGTCTAATGGTTATTTTCAAAACATATTGGATGCAAATTTAAGTGGTGTTGAGCTAAGAATTAAATTAACGAAATATAAACAAAATTGTAAATGCTAAAAAATAGAAATTATGGCAGGATGTAATTGTAATGCTGGTCTTGGCAACACAGGGAGACCAGGGTGCGTTCCTATTCAGAGCGTAACAAGTAAATTAATAATGGTTCCATTGACAGCCAATGATGGAACATTGAACGGGATAGACTTATCTGCTCCACTTCCAACATGGAACAGTTTAATCAATGAGACAGATGCATCAAAGAGATGGTTCCCATTACCGGCATTTGAGAATGTAGAACTTCCAAAGGCTGAGTCTCAATTTGAGGAGGCTAACTCTGGTAGAATGGCATTCTTAAGAGAAGGTAAAAGATCATTCACAGGTGAGTTATGGGGTGAGGATTCAACTCCAACATTGCTTGGTAAAATGAAAGCTGGTCGTTGTGTGAACTTTGGAGTGTATGTTGTTGATGTAACAGGTAACTTAATTGGTTCTAAAGTAGGTGGATATTTGTATCCAATTCCTGTAGACAACCAATCATGGAACCCTACATTCATGTTTGCAACTGACTCAACAGTTCAGAAAATCATGTTAACATTTGACTTTGATCGTCTATTTGATGATTCAACAATGTACATGATTACATCAACAGAGGCAGGTGTTGACTTCAACACATTGGTAGGATTGATTGATGTTAACTTAGTTGAGATATCATCATCTACAAGTAACGTTGTATTGACAGCATCATTTGATTATGGAACAGCTCTTAATCCTATCTTACTTCAAGGAGTAACAGGATTGACTGACTGGTCATTCTATGATGTAACTGCTCAGGCTGCTTATGGTAACCCAACGGGTGTATCTGAGTCACCTCAAGGAACTTACACATTATTGAAAACTCTTGTAACCGGTGATACTTACACAGTGTCAGTTGTTAAAGATGGATTCATTGGATCTGTAACTTTCACAGTTTAATATTAAACTATAAACCCAAAAAAGAGACTCGCTCAGAAATGTGCGGGTCTTTTTTTATACCTTTGATTCTGAAATGGAGGCAGCTATAAATTTATTGGATAACATTACATCTTTTCTCAAGCCAGATGAGGTATGGAAGAGGGTATTCTTAGACAAAACACTGCAAAATACTATCATTGTAGAGTACATCCAACAAGATCAGTTACTTGATAAGGGTGTTGATGAGAGTGGCAATCCATTGAGAAATAAAGACAATGGTAGAACAACCTATTCAGCCACAACAGAGATGTTATCAGATGGCCGCAAAAGGGAAGGAGAGCCATATAATTTATTTGATAGTGGTGATTTCTATAAAAGTATGGTATTTTTGTTAGGAAAAGATTTTTTTGAAATAGATGCGGACCCAATTAAAGACAATGATAACTTATTTACAAAATTCGGGGAGGGCATTATTGGGCTCACTGAAGAGAGCAGGATTAAGCTCCAGGAGGAACTCCTCACAAGATACAACAAAGAGATACGCAGGATATTATCTGAGTATTGATGAGTTACCAATACACAATTGGTATAAATGTTTGTCGGGTGAGTTAAAGTTTGTTAGAAGGTCTGAGAATGGCTCAGAACAAAAGGATATTGAAGTGTGGGAGCGACTGCATGATGAGTACATTAAGGAGTTTGGATTGTCAAAGGTACATGCTAAGATTCTCAAAGTGATAAAACAAAAGGCTTTGATTGAACTTGAGTATGTGATTACAGGTGATAAGTTTAAATTAACCTTGATACAGATGGAGGAGGAGCGGTTAAAGAGTATGGTTAATACAACAGGCAGTGGAGTCACCATTGAACAGATGATGGTCCACATGTCTAAATGGTTGGGTCAGTGGATCAAGCCAAAGGAAATAAGTGTAAAGGAATTTTTTACTTTACAAAAGGAATATGAACGTTATTTAAAGGCTCAAAATGGCAAAAAAGATAAGTAGTAGTGATCTATTTGAACAGGAGGATTTGTTCAAAGGAGTTAGGGATTCAGCATCTAAAACATTGGCAGTATTCAATGAGTTACAGGCTGAACTCAAGGCAACAGCTCAAGGATTAAAGACTGAATTAACAGCTAATACACAGGCATCAACAGCTCAGTTAAAGCAATTCAGTGCAGCAAGTGAGCAGGCAAATAAGTTAATGCAACAGGCTGTACAGATTGAGAAGTTGAAAGCACAGGCAGACCAACAAAAGATTAAAGCTGAGCAGGAAATTGTCAAGCTCCAAAAGATGCAAGCTCAAGAGACTGCAAGATTGGCAAAGGAACAGGAGAAAGCGGCTAAGTTAGCATCTAATGAGGCAAGTGCTTACAGTAAACTTAGTGCTGAACTTAACAAAGCTCGTAAAGCATACAAGGATTTAGCTGTTCAGAACCAAGAAAACAGTGTAGAGGGTAAGGAATTACTTGATACAGTGACCAGATTAGATGCTCAATTGAAGAAAGTTGATGCAACAGTGGGTCAACATCAACGAAATGTTGGTAATTATGGTGAGGCAACAAAGAGTTTAAAGCTACAATTGAGAGAATTAACTCAGGCATTGCAGAACATGGATGAGTCTGACCCGCAATTCCAACAAATGGCACAGCAAGCCGGTGAACTTAGGGATAGAATTTCAGATACTCAGGCAGTTGTTAAGGCCACAGCAGGTACAGCAATGGAGAATTTTGCCGGTGCAACAGCTAAGGCAGGTGAGATTGGTATTGCAGCCTTCCAGGGAGTGCAATCAAGTATGATGTTATTGGGTGTTGAGAATGAGAATATCTTGGAAGGCATGGCAAAACTCCAGGCTCTTGCAGGATTAGGTGATGCATTAAAGACTTTGGGAGGATTAGGTGACATGCTCACTGAAATAAGGGCAGGATTTACAGCAGCCATTGCTAAGACCTTCCAATTCACAGCTGCTCAAAATGCTCAAAATGTTGCTGTCAATGCAGGTAGTACAGGATTTTCTAAGATGGGCACAGCTGCCAAGGCTGCCTTATCTGGTATTAGAGGTGGTATTGCTGCAACAGGTATTGGTTTATTGGTTGTTGCATTAGGAACTATTGTTGCCTATTGGGATGATATTAAGGAGGCTGTCACAGGTGTATCTGCTGAGCAAAAGAAATATGGAGAAAAACTTAAACAGGATGTCGCAGATTCTGAGTATAAATTAGAGTTACTTGAGGCTCAGGAAAGTACAATGCTCCTTCAAGGTAAATCTCAAAAAGAGATTAATAAATTAAAGGAAATAGAATTAAACAAACAAATAAATTCATTAGATATTGATATTCAGAGACAAAAAAATGAGATTCAAGGTCGTATTGATTCTCAAAAATTATATGCAGAATATTTGTCATGGTATGTGCGTATCACCTTAGAGTCAATGGCATTAGTTACAAGGGCAATTGCTTTGCCATTTGATGTTGTAATTGAGGAGATAAACTTGATTAGCGAGATGCTGGGCAAAGGTAGAATGATAGATAAAAACATCAATCAATATATCAGTGAGGGATTAGAGACAGCATCTGATTGGGTGGCTAAAATGGTATTTGATCCAGGTGAAACAGAAAAGCAGGGAAAAGAAGCTATTAGGAAATTAGAATTACAAAGAGCTCAAATACAGGGTAAAAAAGATGCCATGTTATTAGAGGATAAAAAGATTGACCAAAAACATAATAATGATAAATTAAATACTCAGAATGATAATGCACAAACTGAGATAGATATTCAACGCAGATTAGAGGATGAGAAGATGGCAGCCAGAGATGAGAGCAGAAAAAAGGAATTAGATGCATTGGCTCTTGATTATAAACGTAAATTAGAGGATGCCAAAGTTGAGCTCAAAGATGATAAGGAACAAGCCACTAAGATAGCAGCATTAGAAAAACAATATCAAGAGAATATCAGAAAGGGTATCTATGACATCAATCAAAAATGGGATGCAATAGATAAAGAGGCAGAGGATAAATTGGTGGCTGAAATGATTGCAGATGATCAGAAACAATATGATGCTGCAAAGAAAATCAGAGATGCTGAGACAGACTTAATGGATGAGGGTCTTAAAAAGCAAAAGAAATTAATTGAGAATGCTTATCAAGATGAGTTATGGGCATTACAAACTCAATTGGATAAAAAGGAAATAAGTCAGCAGGAGTACGATAAGTTAACCACATTAGCTTATCAAAAAAGGAATAAAGAGATTAAAGCTGCACAGGATAAGGCAAATTTAGAACAAAAGGAAGAAGATAAAAAAGCCAATGAAGAAAGATGGAAAACTACTCAGGAATTTGCACAGAAAACAACTGACTTTTTAAAGAAACAATCAGATGAGCGTATTGCACTAATTGACAAAGAAATTGCAGCGGCTGAGAAACAAGCTGACATGTACAGAACTTTGGCTGCCAATGGTAACATCAATGCAAAAGAGTCACTTGCTGAACAGGAGCGTATCATTGCAGAGGGCAACAGAAAAAAAGAGAGAGAGCAAAAGAGACAGCAAAGAATGGAGCTGGCTAACACAATATATCAGACCTATGCAAGTCACGCTGCAAAGGACCCTAAGACAGCTCTAATGAACACCATTAAAGATGCAAGTTTATTACAGGCTTTCATTAGTTCACTGCCAATGTTCTATGATGGAACAGAGGACACAGGTGCAGGCGGTGGAGTAGATGGTAAAGGAGGATTTCACGCTGTGTTACATCCACATGAGAGGGTTATACCTAAGTCATTGAATGACCAGATAGGCAACCTTACTAATGAGCAGTTAACAAGGCTTGCAATGGAGTATCAAAATGGCAGGTTAGTTGGTCAAGATGTTGCACACAGTTCAATGGATTTAGCTATCTTAGCATCTAAGTTAGACAACCTTACAGATGTGATTAAGCATAAGCCAGAGACCAACATCCAATTAGGTGAGATTACACAGTCAGCAATGGAGATAGTACAGTCAACTCGCAAAGGTAATACAACAGTCTATAACAGATTTAAAGTAAGAAAATGAGACACTTATTAAATGGGATTGAGGTAAGCCCACGCAACAGGGATTCAATTGGGGTTGTGAGTGATTTCACAGGTGATCCAGATGTGTTGAGTCTGAATGTTGACTCAGTGATCTTACCAAGGGAGGCTAATCAGTACATCAAAACATGGATTCAAAATAATGGTTTATTCATTGGCATACCTTACACAGTTGAAATGGATGGCAACATCTCACTTGATTACTATATTGACTTATCAGATTCAAGTGCTAAGCCTGTAATCAGACAGCATGAGATTGAAGTCAAGTTAAAGAGACGTAATGGATCAGATACATTTTGGGATAAGGCTCGAGGCACATCCTTTGATTTGATGGTTAAAGATGATCCATTTTATTTTGATGAGAAAAGAGTAGGATATATTGTTGTGAGGGATGATGCTGCCATGATGGCATTACAATTGAGTACAACAATATTCATAATGACTGTTCAGTTGTATAATGCAATTAAAGATTTTGCAGATAGGTCAGCTGAAACCCCAACAGCTCCCATACAGGCTGCATTAAAATGGGCCATTCAGATAATCTATTGGATTAGTTTATTATCTGCTATCATAACATTAATTAGTCAATTATTTCCTATCCTGTTCCCTCGAATAAAATACTTTAAAGGACTGTATTACTCAGAGATATTCAACAAAGGGTGTCAGTTTTTAGGTTACACAGCTTTGCCATCTGTTACAATATTTAACCTTCAACCGGGTTGGTTAACTTTGCCGGTTCCATTGAATGAAGATAATGACAGTTTCTTTGATGGCATATCCAATGATTTAGCAGATCCAAAGAACAAAGCAACATGCTCAGCATCTGATACAACACCAACCTTTGGAGCATGGCTTGATGAGGTGTTAAAGCAATTCAATGCAAAGCTATTTATTGACCCTACAAATAAGACAGTAAGGATTGAGAGGAGAGATTGGCTTGATACTCAAACACCTTTACAGATAGATCCTGCATTGAACATACAACCGGATAGAGATGAGCAGTTCACTTACAATACAGAGGAGGCATGGAAGAGATATTACATTTCTTACACATTAGATTACACTGATACTCACACAGTTGATGGCAAGATGTTCGCAAGGCATCAAGCTGAATACTCAACTGAGAATAACGTACCAACTGTCAATGCTGACCTTGTTACTATCAAGGGATTGAATGAGGTTAGGATTAACTTTGCAATGGGAGCTCCAAAAGGAAAATTAAGTTTCATTGAGGTGTTGGCAATTCCATTTTTGATACTTGTTGACACTATCACTATTGCATTTGCATCCTTTGGTGTTGGTAATGGAACTAATTATTATGCTCAGATATTAGATAGAGTTAACGTGTTAAAGGTGTCTAATGAATACTTTGGTATCACAAAAAGTTTATATGTTAAGCAGGCACCTGCAGGCGGTAATAAGGTGAGCCTTGATACTTCCAATAATAATTTTGATGATACATACAGTGCAACAGCCTTATGGAATAACTTTCACTACATTAATTTCATAGCAAATAATGATTTTATCATACATGAAGAGGCTCGAATAAGATTAAGACAATCTCAATTTGTATCTTTGCAGAACAGTAACTACATTTTCACTAACAATAAGTGGTGTGAGGTACTGAGAATTGAGTGGATTGATGAGAAAAGTGATGCTAAAATCACATACAAAGAGCCGCTTGATTGGGCAAATGGTAAGGTAATTTTAGAAAAGATAAACTAATGACACAGGATCAAGTAAATGAACTCAAGGCAATGTCTGAAAACCTTGCCAATTCTCTTCAAGGGGTGTTAACAATGGCACACATGGCCATTAAAGAGGTGGCAAAGGATAACCCTGGGCAGGCAGATGAGTTATTACGTGACTTATCAGAGGCACAACAGGCAAAAGACATGAGTCAAATCAATAATTTAGTGAACAAGTATGCCAATTATAGTAAGTAATCAGAATTATAATGATATGTTTAATGTTAACCTGGGGTTCTATCGAGCCAATGCAGGTGACAAACAAACTTACACATGTAGATTAACAGAAAACATATCAATTATTGAGACACCTGCCATTGTATTGAGTTACTTTGCAGGTCAAAATCAGATAAGTTTATCCGGTGCAAGTTTTCTATCAGAGGGGTTTGAGGCAGGTGATGAGATTGAGGTAATTATTTACAATGCCAATGGTAATATACACCATACAAACACTGTTGAGATAGTAAGTGTGACAGCAAACACAATGATTGTCAATGCATCCATGACATGGAAGAGTGGCACTCAATATGTTTACATCATAGCAAAACAAAAAGGTGGCTCAAAGCGTAATGGATTGGAACTTAACTTGAATTTCTTACAGCAAACAGGCTCACTTACACCAAACAGCTTAATAGATGGCTCAGTAAATAAGATATTATTTAATCTCACAGGCACAACAACAAATCAAGTTGTAACAGGCACTCAAGTTGGTATCAAGTCAGGGCAATATGCTGTGAGTGCAACCATTACTGATAAAACAACCTATCCAAATAAGACCAGGAGCTATGACTTATCAGTGGTATTTATTCAAGGCGGCCCAATGTTACAGTCAAGTTTTGATTTTGGTGGCTGTTTAAAAACTTATTTTGGCACAATTTGGCAGCGTACTTATGGCAATCCTAATCATAATACAACTTTTGTAATAAGTGATAATGCAGATACAGGTTGGTATGATGAGCCATTCAATTTAGGTGTTGCCAATGCAACTCTTGTAAGTGGTATTTCAGTATTGGAGTTTAACACAGTACAAACAGGACAGATTTCAATTGATTCTGCAAGTACATCCTTTGGATTTGGAGCAGGTTATATGCCGGTTGATGCAACATATTATAAAAACCAAACAAATGATCAGAGTCATTTGAGCATGTTAGCTGAAACCAAAACAAGTGCAGCCCCTATTATACTGACATCACCAACAAATCCAAGTGGAGCAGGTTACACATTAGAGTTCAGCAACCCTGTGACAGTTGGAACAGTGACCACATGGGATTGGGAGTTCACACCTAATGCAGCATTCATTACCTTTATGGATGCACGAAGCATTGGTGATAGGTTATTTTACATTTGGGCTAAGTATGGAACAGTTAACCTGTTGTTATTTGAAGACCAACTAACTGAGCAACCCCCTGCACCTGGTGTATTAGATATGCCGGTCCATAGATTTGTTGATCATTCACAAAACATTGCAGATGACAATGTGACTAAGTTAGGATTTGAAGGTAACATTGAAGATGATATTGCATTCATTGGTAAGTTTTTAGTACCTATCAATGCAAATATACGATATGCTAAGGCTGAAATTTGGTCAGTTAATGCAGTGACAGATGAGGAGTTTCTATTGAACAGCTCTTATTTTGACTTTGCAGGTGTTCCAAAAGTTGGTGGATACTATCCTGTTAATCAATCTCAAAGTGTTATAACAACTTTGCCATCAACATCTGCTAAGTTGACAGCTCAACTTGAGAGGGATTCTTACATAGATACGATTACTCACTATGGTATGAGAATATACCTGCCATTCTTTTATAGTTGGCAGTATTGGATTGCACAGCCTAATGCTAATGCATTCTTTTTTCCTAACAAACAAACACGTAATTGGGTGCCTTATGGAACTGAAACTGATTGGAAGTTGCAGCTCAGAGTTACTGTTGACATCAATGAGTTAGATCACATCTACAGTGAGAATATTGTAATCAAAGATTATGATTCTGATGCTGCAATAGATCAGACAATGGATTTGGAAGTTGTGAGCACATCTCAAATTGTTTCTGTAGTTGTGGAAGGTGAGTTACATAAGATTAGTGCGTATCATACAATCAATACAGCTGACATATGGGATACTGCAACTGTTTGGGGTATGATTACCATTGAACCAACAGAGGCATCACCTCGCTGGATATGTTCAACGGTTGTTCCTTATGATAATAACTTAGCTAATCCATTGACTCCGATTACAGGGTTGTATGCAGACTTAACATTTCCAAGTCCACAGGTTGCATTGATTGAGTGTTACTTTAATCCAAACAATGTTAACCTATCCAATGGAGTTAAATTTACATCTAAAATAAAAGGTTGTTATGTGTGATTGTCTTAATATTTCGTTTCAATCTGGTACTTATGCCGAATTAAATTTTGAGGTTGATGCATCAGGCACGTATAATGGATTCAATACTTTTGAGTTCACTTACTTTGGTAATACATATTACATATGGTATGATGGAGCTGACACATGGTATATGACGGATCTTGTTGGAGGTGGGACTTATGTTGATAGTTTGAAGTCAAATGATCCATGTCCATTAGGCAATAGTGTTGACTGGTTATCATTTGCTGTAACAACTAAAACAACTGAGTGTGAATGTGCTAAGAATGAGGATAGAATGTTTTTTGATTACAAGTCTATCAAGCTCCCTCAAGTATGCCCTCCACAGAATAGAGGCTTTGAGGAGTGTTGTTGTGAGGAGTTGGTATTGGCTAAGTCAACACCCAACAGTTGGGAGACAGATAAAACAAGTGCATGGATTAAGTTA